GTGTAGCCATGAAAGACATCATGGTATCCATCCAAGAGCTACAGGATGCACCTAGCTCTTTTGCTACCTTCTACAAGACCTATGGTCAGGACATCGCACAAGAGCGTTCTGATATTGTAGGCAAAGTAGGTAATGTAGTAGTTCAGCAAGCACTAGATGGTGACTTCAAGTCTCAGGAACTCTTTCTCCGTAGTAAGGGTGGTTGGTCCCCTAACTCCACTCTTAATGAGAATGAGCAAGAGACTGATGCTGACACTGATGAGTCTGCTATTGACGCCCTTATGACCCTCTTAGGGAAATCCCGTGACCCTTCCGATAACAGCGAATGACCTACGACAACTACCTGATGAAGAAGTAGCATCCATCATGGCCCAGCTAGGGCCAGCTAAAGCGGAAGAGTTACAGCACACTTGGGAGTTCTGGGCTAGACCCAACCAGATGGAGCCTACAGGCAACCACTGGGATATTTGGGTAGCATTAGCAGGACGAGGCTGGGGTAAGACCAGAGCCGGGGCTGAGTGGGTAAGACACCGTATCCGCAAAGGCGACAAGATCGTACATTGTGTAGCACCAACAAAAGGTGATGTACGGAAGGTCATGGTAGAGGGAGATAGTGGCCTTCTTAATGTATGTTGGAAGGGTGATAAGACCTACCGTGGTAAGCATGTTGGCTACCCAGAATGGTCTCCTACTAACAACACAATGACTTGGGAGAATGGGGCTAAGGCTGTATTCTTTTCGGCGGAAGACCCAGAGCGTCTTCGTGGTCCACAAGCTTACTCTGCATGGTGTGATGAGTTGTGTGCTTGGCGTAATGCTCAAGAGACTTGGGATATGTTGCAGTTTGGGTTACGACTTGGTAAACACCCACAAGTGTTTATCACTACAACCCCTAAGACCACCAAGCTACTGAGGACGATATTAGGTGATGAGAAGACGGTAACGTCTACAGGCTCCACCTATGATAACTCTGCTAACCTAGCCTCTACGTTCCTTGATGCAGTTAGGAAGACGTATGAAGGCACTAGACTTGGTAGACAAGAGCTTTACGCTGAAATCCTTGATGAAGCCTCTGGAGCCTTGTGGAGTCGAGCAGGACTTGCACAGGTGGAGATTGAAGCAGATAAAGTACCTGACTTAAACCGTATTGTAGTATCTATTGACCCTGCCATCACAAGCAACAAAGAGTCAGATATGACTGGTATTGTTGTAGCAGGGGTTGACGTAAATGGTATCGCTTACGTTCTGGCTGACCACACAGGTCGCTACACACCCCAGCAATGGGCTGCGAGGGCAGTGTCACTCTTTGAAGAGTACCAAGCTGACCGGATTGTCGCCGAACGTAATCAGGGCGGAGATATGGTTCGCCACACTCTCCACACAGAGTCTGAGACGGTCCCTGTCAAGCTAGTCCATGCTAGTCGAGGCAAGATGGCCCGAGCTGAGCCTGTCTCCGCCCTGTATGAACAGAACAAGGTACGTCATGTAAAGGGTCTTAACGACCTTGAGGACCAGATGGTCACTTGGGAGCCACTAGGCTCTATCGGCTCTCCAGACCGCCTTGACGCCCTTGTATGGGCTATTACGGACCTATCCCTACAGGGCTATGCCAAGCCCCAATTAAAGCTGGCGTATAGCTCTGCGAAAGGACTTAGATAGTCCGAGTCAGCCCTCTGATTAGACGCTTATAGCGACAGGATACCAGAACATTGCCCAAGAAGCTATCGGAGACAGAAGCCAAGAAGATTCTTGGTGTAGCTGGTGACAACACCCATAACGGTCAGATTCGTTCGGACGAGTTCCTGCCGGAGCTTCGTGGCAAGAAGGCCATCCGCAAGTACCGTGAGATGCGTGACAACGACAGCACCATTGGTGCAGTTATGTATGCCACTGAGCAAGTGCTTCGTGATGTAGAGTTGAAGGTTGTACCCTGCAACGATACACCAGAGGCCAAGAAGGAAGCAGAGTTTGTTGAGTCTGTCTTAGATGACATGGACCACACTCTTGACGATCATATTGCAGAGGCTTTGTCTTCTTTGTCGTATGGCTTTGCTTGGTTTGAGGTAGTATATAAGCGTCGTAGTGGCCCACAGTTCCGTAGCTACAAGAAGTATTCCAAGTACGATGATGGCCGCATCGGTATCCGTAAGCTGGCCTCTAGAGCGCCTTGGACGGTTTCTAAGTTTGATGTAGACCAGAAGTCTGGTGATGTCTTAGGTCTCTATCAGGAAGGCTCACAGTTTGGTAAAAGCCATTATATCCCGGCTAACAAGTCTCTATACTACAAGACCACTGCAATTAACGGCGACCCTAGTGGTCGTAGCATTCTTCGTAATGCCTATACCTCTTATGAGTATCTGAACAATCTTCAGTCCATCGAGGCTATTGCAGTGGAACGAGAGCTTGCTGGTATCCCAGTAGCTCGTATTCCCTCGGAGTACCTCTCTAGTGATGCTACAGCCTCTCAGTCAGCGATTAGGTCTGACCTACAGCAGATCCTCCGAGACGTAAAGTTCAACGAGCAGGGTTACATTATCCTGCCAAGTGACACCTACCCTGACAAAGATGGTAGCCCAACCAACGTCCGCCTGATGGACATAGAATTGATGTCCTCTAGTGGTTCACGCAATATCCAAATCGACCCCATTGTTAGCCGCTATCAGCATGATATTGCTCGTAGTGTTCTCTCTGAGTTTCTTCTCCTTGGAGCGCACAGCTCCGGTGGCTCGTATGCGTTATCTAAATCTAAGACCGACCTCTTTCTTCGTGCCTTGGAGAGCTACATTAGTGCCATCACTGACGTACTCAACAAGCAACTTGTAGAACGCCTGTGGCAACTCAACGGGCTTTCCTACGATACTATGCCGTACATCAAGGCTGGTGATGTAGCACCGCACGATCTTCGTGAGATTGCAGCCTTCCTTCGTAATCTGAATGGTGCAGACATTAACGTCTCTGACCACCCAGAAGTTATTCAAGATCTCATGGACATTGCGGAACTCAGCTATGAACCTAATGAAGCTCCCCGGCGAGATGTACAACCGGATGAAACAGCAAGCCCAGATGAAGAGTGATCTTCAGACACTCTATTCGATGACAGACCGAGAGCTTAACGATATTGGTCTTTCCCGTGGCTCTATTCGGGATGCCTTCTACAAAGGAAAGAAGTAATGCCTTTCTCTACCAATGCAGACCTCCCCAAAGCAGTACGACAGACTGTCCCTGAAGAAAAGCAGGGTAAGTTCCGTCAGGTATTTAACTCTGTCATGGAAGACACTGGCTCTGAGCAACGTGCCTTTCGTGCTGCTTGGTCTTCGGTAGAGAAGGTAAAGACTTCCACCTTAGCAGAGAAGGCTAAGAACTGGAACGCACGTCATGGTGCTAAGAAGGGCAACATCAGTGCTAAGACCCTGAGAGCCGTCTATGACCGTGGTATCGGTGCGTACAAGACCAACCCCGGTTCTGTACGACCTAACGTAACATCCAAAGAGCAGTGGGCAATGGCCCGAGTAAACAGCTTCCTTAAGATTGCTGCTGGCCAGAAGGCTGCAAGCCATGATAAGGACTTGTTGCCGGGACGTACTGAGAAGGCTGAGTTTCGTGGTGAGAAGGTCTCCCTAGACAAGCCATTCCGTCTGCCTAAAGGCTCCGCTAAGAAGTTTGGTGTTTACGTCAAGTCCGGTGACAAAGTGAAGAAGGTTACTTTTGGTAGCCCCACTATGGAAATCCGTCGTGACGACCCAAAGGCCCGTGCTAACTTCCGGGCTAGACATAATTGCGACAGCAAGACTGATAAGACCACTGCTGGTTATTGGTCCTGTAAAATGTGGGAGTCTGGTTCTTCTGTGAGCGATATGCTCGCAAAAGACGACTCCGAGCAAATGAACCTAGAGGGTCAAATCCTTAAGACAGACGATGAACAGCGTCTTGTCTACGGTTGGGCCTCGGTCATCACTGAAGACGGTAAGCCTCTGGTAGACCGCCAAGGTGATGTAATTGAAGCCGACACTATGGTTAAGGCCGTGAATAAATTCATGGAGCATATTCGTGTTGGTAAGATGATGCACAAGGGGGATCAGGTGGGTCAAGTTGTCCACTCGATGCCTCTCACTAATGAGATTGGTGAGTCCTTGGGCATTTCCAGTAGCCGTGAAGGTTGGATCGTAGCATTGAAGGTATTCGATGATGAGGTCTGGTCTTTGGTAAAATCTGGCCAACTTACGGCCTTTTCTATCGGCGGCAAAGCTAAGAGGAAGGAAGTAGATGACTAACATCCTACTCGACTTGGAGTTGGACGAACTGTCACTTGTTGACCGTCCTGCTAATCAAGCCGCTACAATCTGTCTTATTAAGAGGGACAATACAATGAACCTTGAAGAACGCAAGGCGTACTACATGGACAAGGGCATGTCTGAAGATGAAGCCCTTAAGAAAGCTAAAGAGGACACGAAGAAGGCTGAAGAGCCTGAAGTGTCCAAGTCTGAAGAAGAGGTAGATCAGGGCGACCTGTTTCTGGCTGAGGTTGATGCTCTTAAAGCTGAAGTCTCCCGCCTCTCGAAGGCACTTGAAGACAACGGATTTGCTGTTACTGAAGAAACAGTAGCCAAAGCTGTTGAACCAGAATACATCGAAGTAGAAGGCGAACAGATTGCCAAGTCGGACATTCCGGCTCCAGTCTTGAAGGCTCTCGAAGAAGCAGCTATTGAAAAGCGTATGGTTGAACTCCGTAAGCAAGCTGAAGAAATTCTTCCTAACTTCGATAACGAAATTGCGGCCTCCCTCTTGGCTCATGTAGCTAAAGATGACGCAATCGTAGAAGCCCTCAAAGCTGCTGATGCTGCTATGGGTGCTTCGATGTCTGAGATCGGTGAAGCGTCGGTAAAAGCAGATATGCTTTCTTCCAGCGATAAGCTCGATGCTCTTGTTAAGTC